GGACCGAGGTTGTACCACTGTCTTGCCAGTACCTTTTTAACGAGGTATCTGGTTCGGCCTCTTAGAGTATAGCTATTGCTATCCTCTTGGAGAGACATCTGCCTAAGGCGGGCAAGTAACAGGCCCTCCCCTAGGAACGAGTAGGTTTTCCCTACTTCTAACCAAGCCATAAAATAATATCCTTCGATACTATTCTTGGCTTTTATAGGCTTAGCCTCATCCCAGTTCGAGATGAAGCCGCCATCTCCGTATCCTTCAGGTATCCTAAATCTTGCTGACTTAGGCACTTGTCGGGTAAGGAAATAAAACGCCTTTCGAAAACGGTCATCACAGTATGGCATTCCTGCCATATAGCGATGGCTTAGTCTTCTTATAGCGTTGGCGAACCTATAAACGGTTAGGCTGTTCCCAAGTCTACTTTTCAGGTAGACAGGTTTGACGTCAATCCCCAGATAATAATGGGCACCGCACGATTCACGAAATGGTCCAGAGTGGAAACTCTTGGAGTCATTAACGACGAATCCTAGGAACCCAGTAAAACTGGAAAAGAGCTGATAACAAGCAGACGGCAATATCACATCGTCCCCATAGACGCTCACCTTTCCGCGCTGAGCAGTAAGCTCAGTAACCGCTTTCGCGGCCGCGAAAAAGATAAGCGACTCAAGTTCGAAGGTAAAGCCATTACCCATCGATGAGAATTTCTCCCAAAGAATGGGCTTGTTATCGATAATGCCGAAGTGGCTCCGACACGAATCCATTATGCTAAACCAATCAGGAGGTAAGAGTTCCTCCACGACCAGTTTACTTATGGAGTCGCTTGCAGACGAAAAATCTACGGTTGCCAGGTCGTCGTATTTCGACGCCAACCTGCATAATCGCTGATTCCTTGTCTGGTCATTTAAGTCGATGCCAACCCGTCGAAGACGCTTCCGAATCATAGAGCCGATCGCCTTTTGAAACCAGAGATTTAACCCTGGCTCAACGGCAATCACTCTATCAGTCTTGGCGTTCTTAGGCACAGTGACCACATGGTTCCCCACCTCGTAGTGAACGGAGTTAGCTAGGTCACGCTTTTCAGCGGGACCCGCTGCCACGCACTCTCCGAGGTTGTGAGGCTTTGGATAGGGGCAAACACAATCGGTTATATCCACATCCACGTAGGGAGTTTTATTGTCCCGACGTAGGTGGTTTGACCAGATTGGGTAAGCTTCGCTAAACCAAGGCTCCACTAGGGAGTACAGATCTCGAGTTATTCCACGTTCATCGTGGAACTTATTGGTAGCCGATACGTGAGCACCCTTTGTAAGAGTGGTCACGCCCGGTCCCCAATTGGCTTCATCAACAAACTCATCCGGACTAAAGTCGCCCAAGATCTCTGCTATTTTACGCATGGTTGCGTTAAGCAACCACACGTTCTGACCCCGAAATTGAGGGTCAGAAGGCAGATTTCTGAAGCGAGCATTAGTTCTCTTACAATGTTCTTCGAATTTGAAGAACTTCGCATAGGCAACTTCTTCTCGGTTGAGATCCAGATCAAGGAAATCAGCCTTTGAAAGAAGTTCCGTTGCATTGTAAGAATCTCGAAATGTAAACGCATCAGAGTAATCTGATGGTTTACAGTCCAAGTTAACCAGCTGTTCATGCTCCCCATTTGTATAAAGGAGCCAAACTGCCAGTGAACGAGGACAATCGAGGGCAGATAAGTAATGATGAATCGCCGACGTCGTCGATTGCGGCGGAACTCGGTGGGTGAAGTAAGGTTTACCCTTACTTCGGTTACGCTCTTTAAGAGACATAACTCTCCTCGCTGTGGTTACGTAGTGACGATAGCAACGTGAAGCACCCCTTTGATGAAAAGGAAGAAAGAAAATACTCTCCGGCCGGTCACCGCATCTCGCGGAAAACCAGCTGAAAAGTAGAATCTTCGCCTTCGCAGCATCGGGTAGCGACGCGTTTTGCTACCGAACATAACGTTGAAGGAAATCTTCACCGGAAGATACCCTGAGCGAGCTCATTAATCCAGCTGATCAACTGACCGCATTGGTCCCAGCCTAAATAGGCTGAGCACACCGCGGCAATTGAGACTGCCAGAAGCTTGAACTCAAACATGGTAATCCTCCTTAGAAGACACCTTCAAGGTCTTGCACCGCGGACGTAAAGACCGCGTTAGCCAGAAAGTTCTTCAGATACGCGAACGCATCTTTGCGTTCTTGTAGCGAAGACCGCTCCGGCAGCACGACCTCCACATTGCACAAGAGGTCATACGCCTTCGTCGGGGCCGGTTGAATACCGGTCGCGGTCGAGGGCGAAGTGACTTCGAGCACAGGGAGAACCACCTTGCCTTGCACTTTGAATGCGCGGGAACCCTTGGTGGGTTCACGAACAGACAGAGTGACAGTGGGGTAGCCCAGAGCAATACCACCGCTCCGGTCATTCCACTTGGCGACTCCGACACTGTCGACTTTCGCAGGGGAGAAGGTGTGATTTACTGGCGTAGCTGCGCCATCGGCCAGCGTTAGGGCTGCAATAGTAGCCATGATTTACTTTTTAAAAGTTGAGAGGAGTGCCAGCGCATTCAAGGCATGATCGCGAGAGAACGGGTTCTTAAATCTAGGTAGACTAACAGTAGGCCAATCCGTTAGGGTTGTCCGCGTGAAAGTCCGCCTAGTTTTTGATCCCGATCTATCAACGAGCCACGTCGAGGATGTGTCCGGCGCGTTTAACTTCTCTACCTTATCAATTCTTGAAGTTGCTTCCTGCTTCTTCGTCATCTTGCATCCAGCGACGAACTCCAACCCTGCGGTTGAAGTCACGCTGGAAAGCCAGTTGCCGATTGGCAGAAACCAATCAATCAAGAAACTGAAAGGTACTAGGTCCCACGCAACAGAAACGGGGTTTATAACGCCCAGCTGCTGTAACGTGCGCGTCTCCTGGTCCGCAATCCGATAGTATATGACGTATTTAACGCCATATCTTGTCGTACTTTGGACTGTTGTAGCCGCAAATCCGCCTGGATGCCAAGTCTCAGAGAAAGTTCTCTGATACGAGGCAGTGGCCCTCTCAAAGACAGCTTGTTGCTGTAGTCGTCTGTGAAAGACTTCTACAGCTCCATAGACATCCTTGATTAAGGGCAACCAGCCGTATTGAAGCTCCAACCACAGCGAGCCTATGGCCTGCTGCGGTGAGGTCGCGTAACTCTTTTTGAATCTAAGCCCTTGTCTTCTTCGGGCCGAGATCGAAAGAGCTTTCCAAGCATCAGCCGGCCTACCACGCCGTAAGGCGCGATAAGCAGTGACAATGCGAATGGCGTTCGTACCGAACATGTCAAGTGTCCGGTTCGCCTGCAGAATTGTCTCCCCAAGGCCCGCCTTTTGATCTCCGATCTTAAGACGGGTCCGGGTCGACGCAACTGCGTCCACTGCATTAAGCTCTGATTGCTGGATAGTCAAGTAAATCCCTTCGGGATCCAGAGGATATATCGGAACTAAGCTTGACCCGCCATCGTTTAAGAAATAACGTGACCTGGTATCACCCGGGCCACGAAATTCTATTACGCCGCGTGTCTTCTTAATTTCCTCTATAGTCCGCTGGTACGGGTTCATTGGTAACAACAAACCCTGCTTCACTTTCGTGAAGTACCCGACGGTAGGCTGTGTGACTCTTTGAGATGTAGTAGTTTGTGCTACCTTACTTCCCAGAGTGCCACCGTAAATCGATCCTTCACCAATATACGGAAAGGTATGGCCTGGAACGGCCGTAGCTTCCGCTATGGTGTCGAATAGACGCGCGGCGTCAACTCTAGTTGGAAAGGTGCCCGCATTACTACCCTCATTGATCACAGCCATAGAAGTAGATTTACCGACAAAGGACCAAGTTAGTTGCTAACTTGATACAGTTCCCTGACGTCGGATGACGCCAAAGTGTTACACCCCTCCAATACCCACCTTTCTTATGCGGACACCCGATAGGGTGTAACATAAGAGGGCTGGCGAATATTGTAGGGTGCCAGTGTTAAATGACAAATCTGATGGGCTGCGGCGAAAGCAGCATCCCATTCAGCCAGTCATTTATGCCTGGCAAACAGAGGTAGTTTTTACCTCTGTCAAGGTACCCTCAAATTCGAGGGAGTCCAACCTCCGATACATCTCCAGTATGGGCTGAAGGCCGAAATCGGCAATCAGCTCGCGCTGGATGGAGGTCAGACCATTAACCATGTCATATTTTGACTGGGTAGTGAAACCAAAGCATTGTGGAGCGCCCAGTGTTTTTGCTTTTTCAAGCGAGACACTGTACGAACCATCTCTGCCTAGGCACACTTTTATAGTGGTCATGACATCTCCATTTTGATCGGAAGAAGGGCCCCCAAGGATTTGGAG